GCCACCATTGGTGTTGTTTTGCCCCGTGCAACCGCTAATAGTATGCCCAGAACCAGAGTGCGAGATGCCACCATTGATGTTGTTTTGCCCCGTGCAACCGCTAATAGTATGCCCAGAACCATAGTGCGAGATGCCACCATTGGTGTTGTTTTGCCCCGTGCAACCGCTAATAGTATGCCCAGAACCATAGTACGAGATGCCACCATTGGTGTTGTTTTGCCCCGTGCAAAACTCGATATTACAGCCAGTTATCTCTCTGATCGGGCCAGGATTGAAACCTTTAAACAATACGCCTTTAACGGTGCTGCCGCTTTTTCTTAGCGCCCCTGCCTTGCTGGAAGCATGAATATTCTCTAAAACGATATTTTTTGTAATAAGCATTAAGTAGTCGTTTTCTACATGCGCAACCGCACAGCCAGCGGTGAAAACAACCGTTTTTGTGGCTGAAGTGTAACTTTGCACAGTCAGCAACTCAGCGTATTGCCCAGCAGTTGGACTGCCTAAACTTACTACATCGTTGGCTTCAAGTTCAACTTCATCCTTCAAAACCATAGTCGCCGTACCGATGCCGTAGGCTTGGTTTAGTCTACTAAGGAAACCGCCAGTACGCACCCGACCGTAAAACGCCACGGAAGCAAGCGAACCTGTGATTTCGTAGGCGCCGTTAAACTGAATTTTTGCGGTGTAAGCGTTCTGGATAGGGTCGGCGCCGCTGTTTCCAACGTACAAGCTGCCCGTGCCCACTACCGAACAGGCGAGTTTAAGCACGGTGTTAGCGGCAACAGCAAACCGCAAAGTGCCATTGATAGTTAAGCCTGCAAGCCCAGCAGCAAACCCCGACTCATCAACATCAAAAACTACCGTATGCCCACTGGCAATAACAACGCTGTCACCATTAGCAGGCACACCATTATTCCAAGTACCCGCCTCACTCCAATTGCCACTGCCAACGCTTGTAGTAGTAACCATTTACGGGGTCGCCTCCAAATCAGCAACAACTTGAACCATACATAACTCAGACAGGTACATGTTGCCAACGCCAGAAATCGCATGCTTCAAACGCAAAACCGACATAACTTCGGCGCTAAACTGCAGAACACCATCAACTGTTAACCCCACACCGACACCGCCACACATGCATACGTCAAAAACTACAGTGTGCCCCGCCGTAACTGTTACGTCGTCGCCGTCCACTGGAACAACGCCGCCACTCCAAGTTTCAGCATCACTCCACCGACCACTCTTCACGCTAACAGCAGCCGTCAACGCAACCACCGCTAAGTCCGTACAACTTTCTGTAGCGTACCATCAGCGTTCCAAGTGAAAGTCAACGTAAACAGCAAAGTAACGCCGTCATAAGCAGCCATCGTAGCCATCTGCCCAGCAGCCCAAGTAAATCTCTTCTCAGTAATTTTATGCCCAACGGGAGCCGCTGATAAATCGTCAAGAGCACTATGAATCGCACGCGCAGCACTCGCACTATCGCCATACTGAACCTCAGTATCAGTCAACATACATCACCCAAATCACTTATCTACCGACCAGGTTTATAACAGATAACTTATCTCCCCTTCGTCATCTCTTCCTTCAACGCGGCCAGCTCTGTTTCTAGACGTCTGACATCGGCGCTAAGCTCCAAGACGAGATAAGCAGCAGCTTCATACTGAGCGCTAAGGTTAACAAGATAGCGGTCTTCCCATTCTTTACGGTGCTCAGGACAGGGTTGCGGGGCTGATTTGCCACATGTGCAGATGGTAGAAAAAGAGAAAAAGAGAGCTGCTAAGAAGCAGTCTTTTCCGTTTGGGTAGCTACCGTAGGTTGTGACGGTTTCAATTTCTGTTTTGCGACACTGTACGCCTTCATGAACAGCACCGTAACAACCGAGGGCGCCAACGCCGTTATCGTGGGTTCACCTGCAAAGCCGATGCTCACCATGGCCGCCACCTGCACGCCCAACGTAGTCAGGAACTTGTTAACATCGAAAGCTTCACCGCTAGAAGTCTTACCTAACGTCGCATACATCAGGGTGATAACGATTGAAATTACGTAGGGAAAATAGGGTCCGAGCAAAGTTTGCAAATCAATCATGCCGCTCACTTACGCGGATTTATTCAATCACCTGCTTTATAAAATGTAACTTTTAACATTTAGTTAAGCCGTGAAGTCAAAAGCTTTTAATTGCAAATCCATAATAGTAATACTCATGATTTGGGTTTAATCTGGGAGAAAAATGGGAGAAAAACGGAGGAAATTTGGAAATGACAACAACCCTAAAACAAAAACTCACCATAATCCTACACGCCCTAGGACACAGTTGCCTAATCACCGCCTGCGCCATCGTTGCCTACACCCTAATCAAAGTTTGGTTCACCGGCCCCACCTACATCACAGAGCCAAACCGCACCCTCCTCGCAGCCGAATGCATACTACTCATATTTGGCTTAACCTACGCCATCACGCTGTTAGCAAAATGGATAAAACAATTATAAACCCGATTTCAGTTTAGATATCTTCGATTAAGTAGACTTCATCATCCACAACTAAGCCATTCACCTGTAACGTTGCAGCCTCATTTTTCAATTTTATAATGTATGCTGAGAGGTCGTCTAAACGGTCGCCCAACGCCAACATGAAACTTACGCATGGGTTACCCCCATCAAACTTTAAAGTTAATTGCTGAGTCAAAAAATCATCATCAACACCAAGCCCAGCAAGATCCAAAGAAACAGTCTCACCGGGCACAGGCAAAGCATCAATCTTCAAAACTTTTAGCTGCTGCAACGCAACTTTCTCATTCTTAAGCTCATTCAACTTTGCATAGACCAAGTTTTCAGCCGTTTCTCGGTCCGTAACCGATTCATCCTGAATAAGCAAGCTTCTAGGGCGATTAGCAGACTCGCTTGCGCTGTCATGTGCACGCAAAAGCATCATGCCACCCCTGAAAACGCGCAGTGATAAAGGATAAGAATATTCCGACAACTGCCAGTTACTTGTCCCATTATCATACCCCTGCCAAAAATAGCCCGCTTCCCAATACTCAGACTTACGCCAAATGTACGCATTAGTGTCGCTTGCAGTACGGTTAATCATCAGCCAGTAAGTTCCCGCAGCCAAAGGCTCATCCAAAACCCAGTAAACCCACTCAAAATCTGTCGGGACATCAGCCTCAGCTATCGACGTCGAAGTCACCAACGTACCAGGAGAATCACCATTGTCATTCCGTAAATAAAGAAACATATCAGAAGGCGGGTTACCATATTTCTTCACGTTAATGCCGATCTTTTTGATTTTATCGCCCGAAAAAGAAAATTGCTGAGCATACGAATAATACCCGCAAGCGACAGACGTTTTAAGCAAATTCTCATCCGATACGGTCCCAAAATCAAATTTTCCACCAATCCCAAAGGCGCCATAAACAACATTCGCCACATCCTCAATACTTTTAACATAACTTGTCGGACTTGACGGCGAAGATATGTCAGCGTCAGTTAAAGTTATTCCGCTCGAAGCAACATTCACTGCTTCCCAAGTAACAGACAACTCAGGGCTACAACGGTACTGTGCACCAGCCAAAGCAGCTAACCGATCAAGACACTCCTTCAACGAGCGGTAGTTAAAGTGGATCAGCGGAATAGTAACATCAGGCCCATTAATGTTATGGCTACCGTAGCCAGCAGGCAAATACTTGCCAAGAAGATCAGCCACAATAGCGTTAACCGTCATGCCTGCGTAGGTTTCTGCAACTTTAACGCCATTCACAATGTCGATGAAGAAAAGTTCCCGAGCCGCAGCGGAAAGAACAATTTCATTTTTACCATGCTGAACAGAAGGGCGCCTTTCAATTTGCCCCGTAAAACGCAGCTTAGTTGCTGGCGGCGACGCATCTGAGTACAAGCGGACAATGGCGCCGTTAGTAAGCCAGCTCCTAACGTGCTTATTCGTATCGTTAAGGCTGAAATTCACAGTTGAGGCCTCACCATTGTTTAGATTAGCCTCACATTGACTTGTAGGCAAAACATGTTCAACGCCGTCAACATCTGTAATCACAAGCTTTTTGCGAAGCCCATACTTGTAGTCGGCGACGACATCCTCGGCAGTCCAAGCATAATCGCAAACCTGAACTTCATCAATTACCCCGCGGAAGGTCCGACTGGGATACTTGTGCAAACTGCCCACGTAAAATGGTCGTGTCGACGGCGCCAGGAACCCAGCAAATGCCCCCCCTGAACCAATGTAGGCGCCGTTAACGTAAAGCTTAATCGCACCGTCCGCTTCCACCGTCGCGACAACGCGGTAACGAATATTAAGCAGAAACGGATACGCCACTTTGCTACCAAGAAAACTGGACCCGTTTCCAACTGAAAGCCCAACGCCTGAATCTGCAGGCGCCGTAGTACGCCCCCCACGCAAAACGTAACCGTAATTACCGTCCTCTGAACCCGCAAGGGTTAACTCCCAAAAGTTAGTTTTCGTTGCCGACTGCTCAATCCAAGCGGCAACAGTCAACCCAGCCGCAGGACGTAAACTATCATCAGAACCGCAGTCAACATAGTCCACGCTGTCAACTGCAAAATTAAGCGCTTTACCATATTTCCCATTTACCCAAGTTGCCCCGTAAACAACGCCATCATTACCATTCTCGCTTGAATCATGCGCCGCTGAGCCACTGCCCTCATCAAACCTCAAAAACATCTTGGGAACAAGATATGAGTTGTAGAGGTTTTTCACTTCAGCCGCAGTTAAAGCAACATCGTAAATTTGGACTTCATCAATGCGCCCAGCAAAATACCGCGGCGTTGATGCCCCGAAATTGCCGATACGCACTACATAGCCTGTAGTGTTAACCATTGTGTAAGGATTAGTTCGGTAGGCAGCTAATTCTCCGTTAATGTAAATTCCCAAAAAATCAGTTGCAGAGTCAAACACGCCAACAACATAATACCACCGGTTAACTGACAGACTGTTGTCAGGCGTGGACAAATCCAAGCCGCTAGAGCCAAAACGCAAACTCTTGTAAGCAGACGTATTCAGGGCAAGGTCATAGGCGCGGTCACTCAGGGCTGTGCCTTTAGTTTTTGCGACAATGCGTGTTGTTAACGTCTCATGGAACGAATTAATATAAATCCAAGCGGCAACGGTTACTGCGTTTGCAGGATTAAGCTCAGGCGCATCAGCAGCCGTCACATCACTGGCGCCGTCAAACTGGCCCGCATAGCCACTTTTCCCCTCCGCCCAAGTGACACCATTCAAAGTACCAGTGTTACCGTTACCGCTGCTGTCGGCGACCGAGCCGCCGCTACCCTCATCAAACTTAAAATACAATTTTAAGTTGCTTATTGTATGCCCCCCTTGATTTTCCGATAAATATAGTCTGCCGTAGACTTGTCAACGTTGCCCTGGACGGTGAAATCAAAATTGTAAACATTTCCTCCTCTCCCCCCTGACTCTTCGCGGACCACCTGACGCAGCAAAGGCGTCGGCGAAACAATCTCCTGCTGCCCACCTTCACCAACCCACGCTAAAACAGGCGAATCAACCACAGCACCAGAACCATACGCGGGATAACGCAACTCTTCAGAAGTCTTAAAACCCACAGGCTCAGAGCTCCCTCCCCCCGAAATTAAACTGTACATAGTAGGCAAAGCAACAGCAATCGAACCTAAAATAATTGGAATCGCAGTACCAGCTGATAAGGCACCCCAAAAAACCATAGCAGCCACCGCCGCAGCAGTCAAAGCAGGAATTGCAACACCAATCAGGAAACGGTCAACATCAGACATGCCCTTAGTGAACTCTGCGATAACACTTCCGATAGCGAACCCTGCGCCTAAAGCTCCAACAGATAACGCAGCGATTTTAGCCGTTGAACCAACAGACGCAATTTTGGTATTAAGATTTGTAAGCAACGCCGACATATCAGGAAAATTCTTCCAAACGCGACTTAAACTATCCACCATCGTAATGGCTGTAGGCACAACCTGTAGGGCAGACTGCATGATGGCATCGTTCATATCACCCTGATACTTCTCAGCATTCGCCACCGCAACCTGATACCGCTCCTGGGCAACCTTCAAATCCTCAGTTTTCTGCGCCGCCTCATCACTGTTAACACCATACTTCTCTATTGCCGCCGCCAACGCAGTTTCAGACTTGTTTAAGCTGTTAGCAGATGTCGAGACCTGCAAATTCGCGCGATCCACAGAAACTTGCATGTCCTGCACGCGATCATAAGCACTGTACAAACTAAACGCTGAAGTAGCAACCCCACTCAACGCAACCGTCATGTCCTTCATGGAGAGTGAGGTCTGCCGCGTAGACTCCCCAAGCTCAGTCTGCAAGGACTTGACGTTAGCCTGAGCGTTATTAAACTCCCGAAGAGCATCGGCAGCCTCCCTGCTATCAGCACCATACGTTTTCACAGCCGAAGATAAATTCTGCTGAGCCTGACGCAACTGCTGAGCCGCCGCAACACTCGCAAGCTGAGCCCGCTCCGAATCACTCAACGCCGACGACAACTGCCCAAGATTAACACCAACCGCCTTAATTTCACTCGATGCATTATCGACAGCCTCAATGTCAATCCGCAACCCCCGACTACTCAAAACCTAAACACCCCTCCGCAACTTCAACGCCTCCAGCAGAAAATCCACCTGAAAAGGCGTCAACCCCAAAACATACTCCAAGCTGTACCCATACGCAACCACAAGCAACCCTATGGTTTGGGCGTCGGCGTTGTAGCAGAACCAGTCGGCAAAGACTTCGGGCTCCGGGGTAAAAAACGGTTAAAATCATCAGCCAACAACTGAGCCACCTGCAACTTCACATCAAAAGGCAACACCTGAAAATCCTCCCACAACACCGAAGAATCAGCTTTCGCAAGCATAGCGCAAGCAACCCGAAAAGTACGCTCCTCGTCAGAAGCCAACTTTTCAAGCTTAAGCGCCCGAAACTCCGATAACGTTAAAAGCATATACCGAACCTCACCCAAAGCAGGGTCCACTTGGACCTTGACGCGGCGAGTATCCTCAGCCAACACACGCACATCAAACTTCCTCGCAACCTGTGCTAACGAAGCCTCATGTTGCGTTGCTTCCTGCTCCAGCTTCTGAAAAGTCTGCTCGTTCTCCTCAGTATCCAAAGCCACCGCTTTACCTCCTAAACATCCGTAGGCGTTACACTCATCGCTTCAATCTCGACTTTCTCAGCAACCCCGCCGCCCTTGTAATCCTTCCCAACATTGGTGACAACGCAATTACTCCAGGTCTCATAAGGCGCCACAAGCGGCGTACTGCCCTTAGGCGCAACAACAGCAGTAAACTTTGTCCCAGCAAGCAGCAACGTCAACCAAGATCCATCAGCATACAACTTATCGATTGTGGCTTTGTGAGTGTTATTGCCTAACTCCAATAACGCAGGGTCCCGCGAATCATTGCTATAATCTTTTATTACTTCCGCCGAATTCTGAGTCGTAAAGCCCTTGCCCAACGCAATAGCTACACCGCCCTTGTAGATCCTCGCATTCCTCGCTACTACTCCACTCATTTTGTTTTTTCAACCTCCTTGTGTCCAGGAACACTAGGCAAGCTAGCATTCAATCTGGCCAAGTTAACAAGATAATCGCAGAGAGTCACATCTGCAAAATCAGCCTTATTCTCCAGAATAATCCCATCGGGAATTCCATCCAGATCATAAAGCCACTGACTAAAGCACAAATCGTTAATTTGCGCAGCAGTCACAGTCTCCAAAAAGCGATCACGCTCTTCAGCAACCAACAGAAACGCCAACCCCAACCAAGCCCGATAATACCGGTCATCCTCGCCAAGACGCGCCAAAAGCTTCCAGCCCACCCGCAGAAGCCGCTCAAAGTTCCCGTCAGGCACCGCCCCAAAAGTACCCGCGGCACAATCCAACTCATAAACCTTAACCATCCGCTCATAAACACGAGCCACAAGCTGAGTCTGCGGAAAAGCAGGTTTTGAAGGCTCAGGCAGTAACCGGTCAGCAAACCGCACCGGCACATTCACCAGCAACTTACAGAAACGCATCCGCAACTCACGATGCATAAAACATCTCCGCCTCAAACCCAACTTCGCCCCCAAAAAACTGTTTATTATCAAACTTGATTTCGCCCGGAGCAAAAACTGTTGGCACACAATCATTCACCACTCCACCCAACGACCGGTCAGCCAGAATAACGTCAACCACATCTGCCATCACGGGAATAATATCCGTAAACCAATCCTTGGGCGTGTGCTCCAAAATGACAATAACGACACTAAACCGCACCTTAACAGTCATCAGCCCATCCACGGTTTCACTGGAAACTGAAGAAGGCAACGGATTAATAACAGCCTTAGGCAAAGCCCCAACCGAAAACTGCTCACCCAAAAGCACAGTCTTGATACTTGCCACACCCTGCGCAGGGCTACCAGGGTCTTCGCCTTCAGGCGGAACAGCAGCCACATACACAAGAGCCGCCTTAACCGCGTCAAAAACCGCCTTGTAAGCGGCATTAAACCCTGTCATGCCCCAAGCTCCTCAAGCCACACAGCCGCAAAGACCTCCTCAACTCGACTCTGCCCCTCAGCCACCGCATCCTGCAACCACGGATTAGGCTTAGTCCCCGGATGATGCACGACCTGCGTAAACACCAACCCCCCGTTCGGAGCAGCAAAAACCAGCACCCGCCCATTCACAGGCCGAATCTCATGAGGCCGCGTACCCTCCTCCACATACCGGGCATAAGACGCCAAAACCTGAACTGAACCTACACCCACCCCAACATCTTTAACAACAGTACTTGCTAAGTAACCTGTTTTTCGGGGAGCATTCCAAAACGCCGAAGCCCAAACCACATCCGTCAACCGCTCCACAAACTTCTGACGCAACGGACCACTAAACTGCTTAGCGAGCGCATCGAACTCCAAGCCACGAGTGGAAACCGTAATCTCCAACATCAGACCATCCCCACATAAGGCTTCGACTTACTCTCAGCATAAAAATTAAGAAAACGGTTTCCGTCACGCCAAAGAGACTCCGCCTTATCAGCATCACGCTTACGCGTAAACACCCAAGCAGCAAAATGCGCAGCAGCCTGCCGAACCAACTCAGGCACCACCACAGGCACCACCAAGCCGCGAACATTTAACAAAACATCAACCAAGGCACTGCCAGTTGTTACACATGAAGCCAACTCAACATCAAAAGTGACATCTGACGAATCAACCGCCAAAGGCTTCAAATCTGCAACAGCACAGTAATCAGCCAACTAACTAACCTCAACCATTTTTCAAATTAAGAAACTAACAGCATAAAAGGCTTAACTTATTACACTCTGCTCAAAACAACAGTCACCGTTGCCCACCGCCCGCAGAGATAGCCCGCACTAACAAACAAGAGCAATTAGGATGCACAGAAGCCGCGATGGTATTCTCGTCCAAAATTACATGATAGGGAAAAGCACTACGCAACTCCGAGCCAAAAAAAGTATCACCATCATAATCTGCGCAGTCACCACACATATTCGGGTGCCCACTCGACAGGAAAACCCACTCGTCACCTTCACCATAAAAAGTTAAACCACGCAACCCAGGGGGAATACGGCTTTTGGCTTCACTAATCACTTGCACAGCAATAACAGCTTCAACTACCCCCAGCAGACTCAACTTTTAACAGGCGCCCCATCCTTCCCCAAATCAACAACAAGATACCTACCTGCGCCTTTCCGCCCATGCAAACCCTCAAGACTACCTGTCGGCTGTTGCCCTGTCGCCGTGGTTTGCTTTTGTTCCCACAGCTCCCAGCCAAACTTAACAGCGTTCTTGCGGAACTCCTCCGCACGAATCAACCCAATTTCCGCGGCTTTAATAAGGTCGGCTGGGTTCAACTCAGGGGTTTCGGGGCTGCCAAAATTCAACCGAACCTTAGCCCTGACAGGGTCTAGCCCCGCTTGGGCAACTGTTACGACAAAAATTTCTTTTTCGACCTGACGCTTGATGTAGCGCTGAACTGGTTTTATGAGCATATCCTGCAGGTCAAGGGCAGCACGTGCAGATGCCTCAGTAAAGCCAGGAGTGCTAAAAAGCCGTGGTAGAGGCGTTTCGCAGCCCAAATAGAACTGATTAATTATATGGTCGATGTAGTAAACGAAACCCTGCGCTCGCGGGTCAATCGTCACAGGCTTCAAATCAATTTTCCTATTATAGAAGAGCCAAGCGCCCTCTTCATCTCGGTTCTTGATTGCCTGCTCAAAACTTTTTACCGTTGCCTCATCGACGCCTTCCAGCATTGCCAGAACGTCAGGTCCCGCATACTTCTCAAAAATCTTTGGCATGATACGCTCGATTTTAGCTTTCATCCAAGCAACAGCCGGGCGTCTATCCGAATCAACGGTTAACGTATGCAAAAGCACCTGCAGCAAGCCCACCCCAAAACCTGAGGGAATATCGCCGTCTAGCCGCCAATGAATGACAGCTTCAG